TTTGAGAAAGTTAGGCTATATTTATTGTAAATATTTATAGTCTAAAAACGACTAATTAGTTATTTAAATTATAATACAATAGGAGAAATAAAATGGCAGAAAGAATCGTATCGCCAGGTGTGTTTACGAGAGAACGAGATTTATCATTTCTTCCCGCAGGAATTGCAGCAATTGGAGCGGCGATAATTGGACCAACACTTAAAGGCCCAGCTTTTGTCCCAACTTCAATTAGAACTTTTCCTGAGTTTGAAGAAATGTTTGGATCTACCTCCGATAAAAATGGAGTCTCAAATTATTACACGCCGTACGCGGTAGAACAATATTTAAGAAGTGCAGGAACTGTAACAATAATTCGTGTGTTAAACACAGCCGGTTATTCAGTTGATAGTCTTGCAATTAAGGTAGGAACCGCAACATCGGCCACATACGCATCTAATTCAGTTGTGATTCCAGGTGGTATTATAGATGGTCAATCATTTACAATTGTTGGTAGTGACGCAACGACTTACACTTTTGTAGCGTCAGATTTACCATTACCAAGTGATGTAGGAAATACTGCTTATTTTCTTGGAACTGGATCAGTGGTGGCTAGTGGACACTTCCCAGCAATGCAATCAATGTCGATAGCAGTGAACAACGCCAGTACTGGTGTATCGGCCTCTGTTTTGGCAGGTGGTACATCGGGATCATTTATATTTTCTGGATCAAGTGCAGGAACAGCAGCCAATAGCTTTAGCTTTACATACACCAATTATAGTAGAGAGGGAGTGGCAACAAGTGGTACTACGACAACTACACTTGAAGGTGGAGTAGCAAATACAGGTGGTAAAACAGTTGCAGTCTTAACACCATCCCGCGGTGGTTCAAGTGGAACTGCAGATTTAGAAGGTAGTACAATTACTGGTAATTGGGACGCAGCTACATTAACACTTAGTGGTAGTAATTGGGGTGAAAAAAGTTTAACAGCAGATGGTTCACAGAATGTATATAAAATTTCATTTAATACAGGAAGTACTATACCTGCTGGATATACATATATTGATGAAGTATTTAGTTCAGATGCACAAGTTCAAAAGTCTGGTCAAAATACTGTATCATCATATTTGTATAAGAACTTTAAATATGCACAAAGTAGCCAAGGATATTCATCAGGTGATGCCGTATCTGTAGTAGATGGAACTTTGAGTTTAGGAATAACATATCAAAATGCAGTAACACCAGAAATTCAATCACAGTTGATTAATGGTGGTAGATTTGATTTATTTAAAGTTAACTCTCGTTCACATGGTAGTGATGTAAATAACAAATTTAAGATTGTTATTTTGAATATTAAGAAAGCAGGTACAATTGCAGGTAGTGATTATGGTTCATTTTCAGTTCAATTAAGAGAAACTGGATTGGATGATAATATGTCTAACAATGACCTGTTAAAAGGTAATCCAATAGAACAGTGGGATAATTTGAATTTTAATCCTACAAGTCCTAATTTCTTTGCAAGACGAATTGGTGATAGGTATGTAACAATAGATACAGATGGTAAACTCACTTATAATGGTGATTGGCCAAATCTGTCTAAACATATTTATGTATCTGATTTTTCAGCAATATCTAATAGAGAAGTACCAGTAACGGTAGTTCCAATGGGACATAAAGCAATTAGGAATCCATTTGGTAGTGATGATTCATCTGTACCAGTATGGGCATTTAAAGCTTCACAGTCAAATGCATCAAATGAATATGATGATGATGTACCTTATGGACATGATTATTCAAATATAGATGCAAGGCAGTATTTAGCACCACATAATTCATTTGGAGATGGTTCACAAGTCAGTATGAGTATTGAGGATTTTAACGGTACAACTTCTAATAATCATGGATATGGTACTGATACTTATTCAGATGGAACTGAAAAGGTAACATTGATACTTTCTCATATTAAACAGAGAAAGTTCGTTGTTCCATTTCAAGGTGGATTCGATAGTGTGAATCCAGCAGTTCCGAAGTATAAAGCAGCAGATATTGTTAATACTAATACACAAGGACTTGATTGTTCAACATCTACATCAGCTGGTTCAGATGGTTACAAGAAAGCAATTAACGCTATCAGTAACGCAGATGAGTTTGATATCAATATGTTGGTAATGCCTGGTGTTGTTCACGGATTACATAATAGTGTAACTAATCACGCGATAAGTAAGATGGAAAAACGTGGTGATGCATTTGTTGTATTGGATTGTACAATTAAGGGTGCTACTATCTCAACTGCAACAAACGCGATTACTTCACTTGATAGTAATTATACAGCAACCTATTATCCTTGGGTAAAGATTGTTGATAGGAATACAGCACTTCCAGTTTGGGTTCCGCCTTCAGTTGTGTTACCTGGTGTAATAGCTTACACAGATAAAGTAGCACACGAATGGTTCGCACCAGCAGGTTTGAATCGTGGTGGATTGACAAGTGTATTAGAAGCTGAAACAAGATTGACTCATGACGAAAGAGATACTCTTTATGAAAACAGAGTTAATCCAATCGCTTCTTTCCCAGGTCAAGGTGTGGTTGTTTGGGGACAAAAAACACTCCAAGCAAGACCATCAGCACTTGATAGGGTGAATGTTCGTAGATTGTTAATTAAACTGAAGAAGTTTATCGCTTCTGCTAGTAGGTATTTGGTATTTGAACAAAATACTACTGCAACAAGAAACAGATTCCTTAACATTGTGAATCCGTACTTGGAAACAGTACAATCAAATAGTGGATTATCTGCTTTTAGAGTGGTAATGGACGATACTAATAATACACCAGATGTTGTTGATAGAAATCAACTTGTTGGTCAGATATTTATCCAACCAACACGGACAGCTGAATTTATTGTATTGGACTTCGTAGTATTACCAACGGGAGCAACTTTCCCAGCGTAAGTTTAATCACATAGATTAATAAATGAAAAACCCCTCTTTTTTGAGGGGTTTTTTGTTGCTTGTTATATTTATATATGAAGATACTATAAAACTTCTAAAAAACTATGAAAAATGATTGTGATGATTTTTTATAAAATTGATATTTATAGTTGAAGAATTAAACTTATTGGAGATTAAAGATGCCAGAACTATTAGATCCTTCTGAAATAATGTTCACACCGTTTGAACCGAAAACTAAAAATCGGTACATCATGTATATTGAAGGGATACCAGCCTATCTCATAAAAACTGCTAATAGACCTTCAATAGCTTTTGAAACTATCGAACTTGACCACATTAACGTAAAACGATATGTTAAAGGTAAGGGTTCTTGGGAAGAATTAGAAATTAGTCTATATGACCCAGTTGTTCCATCCGCCGCACAGGCAGTTATGGAATGGGTAAGGTTAGGTCATGAATCCGTAACAGGCCGAGATGGTTATACAGACTTTTATAAGAAAGATGTAACTATCAATGTTTTAGGACCCGTTGGTGATAAAGTTGAGGAATGGACATTAAAAGGAACATGGATTGTAAACGCGAATTTTAATGACTTGGATTGGTCAAATACTACCGATCCCGCAGAAGTTACTTTGACACTAAGATACGATTACGCTATCTTACAATTCTAAGGAGTAAATATGAGTTTTTTAACAGAAATGCTATCAAGTGATGCTAAAATATCATCAAAGAGAACTGTTGGTTTTGCTGCTTTCTTTATGTTGATTTGTTGTTGGGGTGCAGACACCTTTTCTGCATTTGAGGTAAAGGATAAAATATTAGAATGTTTTATGTACATTACAGTAGTTGGATTGGGTGTAACAGCAGCGGAGAAATTTGCATCACCTAAATAATAATTTTGACTGGGTATCTTAACTGATACCCAGTAAAGTTTTAAATAATTTGGTTATATTGATAAGTTACAATGACTATTCAATAAGAATATAAGGAGAAAAAACATGGCAGAAGAAAAACGCCAATTTCCAACAGAGATGGTAAATTTGCCTTCACGTGGGGCACTTTATTCAAAGGAATCATCTTTGTCGGGTGGAGAAATAGAAGTTAAATATATGACTGCAAAAGAAGAAGATATTTTAACGTCACAGAATTTAATTCGCAAGGGAATAGTAATTGATAAATTATTACAATCATTGGTAGTAGATGCATCTATTAATTTAGATAATTTGTTAATAGGTGATAAAAATGCATTAATGGTAGCATCAAGAATATTGGGATATGGAAAAGATTATAACTTTGAAGTTAACTGTCCATCATGTAGTGAAAAAGTCGAAGATACTTTTGATTTAACTAAATTGAAAGATAAAAAAATAGACCATTCGATTTTTAAAGATGGTGTTAATGAATTTGACTTTAAATTACCCGCTACCAAAAGACAAATTACCTATAAACTTCTTACTCAAAAAGATGAAAGTGGGATTGATGAAGAACTCAAGGCTTTGAAAAAAATAGCCGGTAAAACTGATCATACATCTGAAGTTACTACACGATTAAAAAGGGCTATATTATCTGTTGATGGTGAAACAAATAGAGGTAAAATTAATAGTTTTGTAGACAATGAATTTTTATCAAGAGATTCGTTAGCATTTAGAGAACATTTAGCAAGTATTACTCCAGATGTGGATATGAAATACAACTATACTTGTCCATCGTGTGATCACGAAGAGGAGATGACGGTCCCAATGACCGTCCAGTTTTTTTGGCCTTCAACCAGAACATAGACCACTAATACACACCGAAATATTTCAATTATGTTACTACGGAAAGGGTGGATTCACTCATTCCGAAGTATACGTCATGCCGACCTTTCTGCGTCGGTTTTATTTAAAACAATTAGAAAAAACTCACCAAGAAGAACAGGCTGCGCACGATAAGGCTGCTGGGAAATCTAAAGGAATATCTGCTCCACCCAGAGTCAAAAAGTAAGTAATCTTATATTTATAAGTGAATGAATCTATTCAATAGTTCTAATATAACATAGGAGATTACAGATGCCCAAAGATGTACTCACAGAGGGAATAATCGATAAAATTATAACTAAAATTTTTACTGCACTTGTAACAGGAAAAAATAAGGCAATTATGAAGATGGTTGCAAAAGATCCTGAACTAAAAAGATTAACAAAAGCAGCTGAGGATGCAGTTGAAAACACACGCGATTATTTACAGAAAAAGGAAAAACTCAGAAAAAAGACTGGTAAGTTTTTTCCAACTGCTGATTATTAAATAATATAAAATATTATGGCAAACCCTACACAACAAAAAAAGAAAGATTTTACTGATATAAGAGATTTAGGAAAGGATGTTGTTGCTCTTGAGAAGGCCCTTGGCAATGAGATAAAATTAAATTCTTCTTTGATCAAAAAAATGGCTTCGGAAAAACAAAAAATATTAAATATGGACGTTAAAAGACAAGATGCGGGAAAGGCGTATTTAAAGACCGCCGACCTGATAGGACTTGCAAACATGACGGCTCATAACGCGGTCAGAACTGTAACTGAAGAAACATTAAAAAATGCTTCAACATTAGGCACTGTGGAAGCGGCACACGCAGAAGTTGCTAAATTGGCAGACGAAGTTAGTACAACCTTCAAAGAACAAGTGTCATTTCAGGATGAACTGTTAGAGATAAGTTCGGAACTTGAAACAATGAAAGCTGCAGAGCTCCGGGATGAAACAGAATTGGGCCAGATAATGGCGGACGCGATTAATCTGGAAAATGAAAAATTAGACCTCCAGAAACAAATCGATGCCGCCGCTAAAGCTGGAAATGATGATGAATGGGTAGCTCTTTCTCTAAAACAGGAAGATTTAGCAGCAACGGCCGAAGCAGGGGCCGCAGACTTGAAAGTGAGGGAAGATGCGGCCAAAGCCGCTGTGTTGGAAAATTCATTAAGAAGGGATCATTTGGAATTTGCCCAAGGTGAAATGGAAAAAGCCTCAAAGTCAAAAGACGTATTATTAAGAAAGAAAGAACTACAAGAAGGAATGAATGAGTTATTTGGTGTTAGTATTAAAGATGTAGAGAAATACGGAAAGAAATTCCAACAATTTGTAAATAATCCTGCGTTAATAGTGATGGGTGTATTCGCTGGACTTGCCGCAATTACGAAAAAATTCCTTATTAGTCCAATTCAAGATTCAATGAAACTACAATCAGAACTTGGAATTGGTGCAGGACACGCTTGGGATTTGACTTTAGCTTCAAAGGAAGCAGCCGCTGGTGGATTTATGTATGGTGAAAGTGTATCAGAATCTTTGGAACGAGCCAAGACACTCGTGGATACATGGGGTGTTTTAAATGATGAAACTATGAGATCCATCAAAATCGCAACAGATTTAGAAAGAACTTATGGAATCTCTACAGAGTCAGCCGCCGGGTTAGCTCAAATGATGGAAGCAACATCAGATTCAACCAAAGATGTTTTAATGGCCGGTATGGCTGGGGAAATGAAGAGTATGCAAGATGCAGGACTTCCAGTTGGTAGTATTATGACTGATATTGCAGGTGATACAGACTTTTTTGCAGGACACATGAAGGATGGTGGAAAGAATATTATGAAAGCGGCAAAATTTGCAAAGAAATTAGGTATGGATATGAATACTATTTCTTCCGCAGCAGAATCATTATTAGATTGGGAATCTTCAATAAATGCTGAAATGGAAGCTTCTGTTTTGTTAGGTAGAGAAGTTAATATGGAACAGGCCCGACAATTAATGTTTGAAGGTAAACATGAAGAAGCGATGAAAGCAATTATGCAACAGGTTGGTTCAGAAGCCGACTTTGCAGCTATGAATGTAGTTCAACGAGAAGCCCTGGCAGCCGCTAGTGGAGTATCACTTACTGATTTAACAAAAATGGTAGCAGCGGAACAAAAATTAGCGAGTATGAGTGTTACAGAACGAAAGGCCAATGAAAAAAGAAATAAAATATCAGTAAAACTTCAAAAGATATTTGGTGGTGTAGTTGATATGTTCAGAGAATGGTATGGAAGGTTGATGATACCAATATATGAGAAATTTCAACAAGTCTTTGATACTGGTTTGGGAGTGTCTGGTATTATAACAAGCATAAAAGAAAGTATGGAGAAGATAATTGTATCGGTCATTGCATGGGTACAAGCTCTTGATTTACCTACAATTAAAGCGATGGCAGCATCAGTATGGGATATGGTAGTCGGAGCAAAAGATTTGGCAAAATGGTTATGGGAACATAAAACAATATTGATTGCGATGGGAACAATGTGGGCACTTAATAAGATGGGACTTATGTCTTTTATACTTGAAGGTATAAAGGGTTTGGGAAAATTTATTGCTAGGATGTGGGCTTTGAAATTCGCAAAAGATGCAGTAGATAAGCCAACGGTACCAGGTGCTGTCCCTGGAACGGGAGCGGGAGCTTCTACATCAATGTTAGAAGGAGCGGCTGCAATGTTAATTATAGCTGCAGCATTATGGGTTTTTGCTAAAGCCCTTCAAGAATATAAGGATGTTGAATGGGAATCAATAGCAATGGCCGGAGTAACCTTACTTGGAATGGTTGTTATTC